GCTTTACTTAATTTCAGAAGAAGATAAGGATTATCCTTTTCTTTTTCAGGATCAATACCTAGAGCACTACAAGTTATTGCTTTTGGATCCCATACAGGGGTAGATAGTTTATACCATCTACTTGTAAGGAATTTTGACCAAACAGCTCCAACCTTTCGTTCAGCAAATATATCCAATATTATTGCTTGAGCGGATACTGGAATACGGTCAGTGGCAGCAGTTAAATCAAAAGAGTAAACCTCTTTAATTTTACTGTTACGTAAACGTTCCACAAATGTACTCAATGTCAAATCTTGATTATGAGTCGCATCCTCAGGTATTTTTCTGAGAAAATTAAATATAGCTTTATGTAATGGAGATAACAACCATTGGGTAAAGCAATCAACCATTGCAAAGACTCTTATTTTCCCTGCAGGTTCTACTTTAAAGGATAATTTACCCATATAAAGAGAATTCAAGGAAACTTCATCAGATTGAGAGTTATGATCGAAATCAAAATCATCTCGAATCCGATATAATATTTCGGATGGAAAGTGTGAAACCGCTGATTGACAGAATTGAATCATTCTGACAATAGGGTTCATGACCTTGCTACCTCCGATGTATTTAAATCTTACAATAAGTTCAAATGCAGTATTCCACATTTTGTTAAAGGAATATGCCCTTAAAGAACCAATTACAGCGTATATAGAAGTAGAATAAGACGAAATGTTCTTATCCGCAACTGGTACGTTAATTGTATTAGGTGACGAAGATGCAATCCAAAAAGTACGCAAAGCGTCTTTGGTTACATCGGCTGCGACATTAGACTTAAATTGTTGTTTAAGTGATAATGTTGCTCGTTCTAACTCGTTAGTATTGATTATAGCCGTTGACGGCGTTATGATTGTAGATATTTTAAGTCTACCAGTGTAATCGATTACTCGATATACACTGAACAATGTCAACCATAATCTAATATATAGTAAATTTCCTTCACGGATTTTAGATCTATGAAGTTTAGGAATAATTCGAGGTAAACCTCTATTAGTTCTAGAAATTGCTACACCAAGTACTTGTGTCGAGGAGTGCTGTGCACCCGCAAGGGCTTGCATTAGTAACGAAACACAACTTTTAAGGTACTTAGCCACGTAAGATGGCCCATTATGTCTATTCAAATAGTGTAAATATCGAACATAAGTTATAATAACTTTAACCCAAGAATTTGTGACAGAGCCTTTCACGAGTAAAACACCTCGCAAGAGATGATTTACAAGTGGTCGCCCCGCTTTTACACGAAGCATACCCGAAAAAGAGGGTACTAATAATTTAATAATACGAAATGAAAAGTTGTTAAAAGAATTTAATAATTTTATCATTAGTGTTATTTATAGTTATAAGTACCATTTTTCCTTCAGTTTCCTTTATTCAAGGGCTGCAGGTAGGTTATACAACCTTGGATGGTTCCAATTTAGGATCGATAGC